GGCTGTTCTGTTCAACATCTACAACGACCTGGCACCTCAGATCACTCCACTGACTGAAGCTGCCGACGTTGATGCCATCGCCATCTCCGACAACGAAGTCACCATTTCGTTGAACGAGTACGGCGCTGCTGCTATGACCACTGCCAAGATCCGTGGTTACTCCTACTTGGTAGTCAGCATGGACGTCGCCAACGTCATCGGTTACAACGCTGGTCTGTCGCTCGACTGCCTGGCTCGTAACCCGCTGGTCGCTGGTACCAACGTCATCTATGCGGGTGCTGCTACCTCTCGTGTCACCATCGCCTCTACCCACAACCTGAAGGCTCGCAACGTTCGTGTTGCTGTAGCTCAGCTCAGCGATGCCAACGTTCAGCGTCTTGGTGGGTACTACCGAGGCTTCTTCGCTGCTGCTACTGAGCTTGACCTTCGGGAAGAGACCGGTGCCGCTGCGTGGCGTGACCCTCACACCTATGCTCAGCCCCAGCAGATTTGGAATGGTGAGACCGGCCTCTTTGAAGGCGTTGCGTTCATCACCACTCCTCGCCTGACTGCTCCTAACCTGGCCGCTGGTCAGGGTGGTCCTGGTGGCTTCGTTGACGGTGGTGTTGGCGGTACTGTGGACGTCTACCCGACGATCATCCTGGGCAACCAGGCGCTCGCCAAGACGTTCTCTCGGGCCGTGTCTGCACCTCTCCCCCAGATCATCCTCGGTACTGTCGTTGACAAGTTGCAGCGTCTCGTGCCGATCGGTTGGTACTGGAACGGTGGCTATGGTCGGTTCCGTGAGGAGTCGATCCGTCGAATCGAAGCCGCTTCCACCATTGGTGCCAACTAGTCCTAACTAGCCTTAGCAGGCACACTCACTACCAACACACCAACCCAACATCCATGCCAGAAGGGCCAGGGTCACAAAGGCCCTGGCCCTTCTCTAGTTAAGGACTATCATGGACCTTCAAGGAATTCTTCAGTCAGTTCATGACCCAGCCAACAATGCACTCCGCATTAGTTCGGCTCCTGACGTCATCTACATCCCGGTCAACTCTATGGCTGTCCACACTGGCACGCCTACCATCGTTGTCACCAACGACTGGCCTCGTGCTCAGTTTGCGGATGCTGCTACCACCACAATGGTCGGCACGTTCAGCCCGCCGCCCACCTGGTCTCGTATGTCTATGGGATTCTGGTTCACCTCTACAGTCTCCTCCAACAACCAGCGTTGGCGTCTTGCTATGAAGGAAGCTCGGGCTTTCCAGGACAACATCACTGACGCCTATGAGCAGGATGTCTCGGCTACTCACACCATCTTTACCGCTGGCATCATGCACAAGGCCAGCGATCAGATCCTCAACTACACACTCGTCCCCGGTGCCCTTGGTGGGTCTCACTACCAGTTCCTTATTTCCCGCATTGGTGCTGACGGTGCTGACTCCAATACTGGTATTGGTGAACTCTTCGGCGTCTATGCTGCAAGGGCGTAATCATGGAACTCGACGGCATCTTCCAGGCAGTGTTCAATAACAGCACCACATCTCCAAGACTTAATACTGTCACCATGAATAAGACCGCTGTCCCACCTACCCTCAACACCAAGGGTGGCGAGGCTCAGGGTATCCTCAATGCCTGCTTTGACTCTGCCAACAACCGCCTGAGGATCGTGCCTGTCTAATGCCTACGTTCACGCCACCTATCACAGAGGGTGTCGCCTGGGGTGATACCGGTAACGACTCAGACAAGCTCATGCGCCACTACGGTGCTGTACCTACCGGTACTACTGTCTGGCAGGATCAAGCACTCAACTGGCATGAGCAGCAGTACCCGTACCAGGGTCGGCCAGATAGTCCCGGCCTAGATCAAGCTCGACGTGTATACACAGGTGGGCATGTTCATGAGATCACTCCAACCCAGTATGTAGAACTCTTTGCTGCTGGGTATGCGGACCGTCTCAACATTGCCGACGTAGAAATGATTTGGCGTCCTGATCAAATCTCTAAGCTCGCCCGATCCAACATGTCATTTAGTGGTGATGGAGCTGTACCCGCCAACCCTACTGTAGGTGGGGATCAACGTGGTGCTTTCACCCTCTCTGCTGGTCCTGTAGATAGCTCAGGTGGGCAGAGGGATTTCTGGCTCCATAGCGATATTCTCTACACCGACTTTGAGGTCGAGACTACCCTAGACAATATTGACTATGGTGTTGCTGGTCGTCTTCAACAGGGCGGTATCGTCGTTCGCTACCAAGAGATCGGTGGTCTGAAGTACGGCGTTACCATCAACAATAACGTCTTCTTCTTCGTCCCCTTTATTAACGTGGGTGTGTGGAAGGCAAACCTGGACGGTACTGGCTTTATCAACCGCCAGTACAACTTCCCTAACGGTTCTCAGTTTGATCCTCTCTTTCCACACAAGCTTGCTATCAGGCTCACTGATAACATCTGCCAAGTCCGAACCTGGCAAGATGGCAAGCCTCCGCCTCCATGGTCTAACAACCTCACTTCATATACCAACTCGAAGGCTATCAACCTTGATGTCGATGCTGGCTCTCCGGCAGAAGTAGCTAATATCCCCACCCCTGTTGGGCGTGGTGGTGCTGGCTTCATGGCTTGCCACCTTGGCACCTCAGCCATCATCAAATACGGCCGTACTACTTTCCACAATCAGGACAATGGTTAACATGACACATCCTGCCTGCTGTAAAGATCCTGATAACTGCGATCTTTCCTACGCTGATCACCTTCGTGGGATCGTTATGGGAGCCTCTGCTATCCCCAATCGAGCAATCACCCTGACACCCGGTTCCCCCAATGAACCTGCGATCCAAACCGAGATCCGAGAGAAACGTTGGCAGCGTGATATGGCTGCATTCCGCCGGCTTCACAAGGATGGAGTCACCCCACCTCAGATTGATGGTGCTGCCCTCCGTGAACGTGAGGGTAAGACCGTGTACGATATCACTCAACGCCCAGTCACTATTGACAGAAGTGACCCCAGATAGGGAGCTGTCCTATGCGCTATTCCTCACAGAAGGTTAAGACCCGCACCCCTCAGACTCGTGCTGGTAAGGGTAAGCGAGGCTCTAAGCACAACATCGTCTTCCAGCCCGCTAAGGGACAGTCTGGCAAGCGTGTTCCTACTCTTGGCGAGCAGGTTCCCCGTACTCGTCCTGGCCCCCGATAGATATTAGGACTCATCAATGACCACGCTTCAGGCTTGCATCGATGAAGCAAGAGATCATCTAAATACAGGGCAGCCTGACCGTGTCAATGTCCTGGCTACATCGATCGACAACTCCCCTGCCACTGTTTCTGTCTCATTTCAACATGCGGTAGAAGGTGTCGCCCCCGGTACCCGAATCAGCATCGGCCTAGAGAACATGCACGTGGTGGGCGTATCCGGTACTACTGCTACCGTGATCCGAGCCTTTAACGGTACTGACATCTCAGCTCATACTGCTGGTGACTTGATCCGTATCAACCCTCAGTTCCCGGATTCACGCATCAAGAAATTCATCAATAGGTGTATTGAAGGTTTGCCTGGTGATGGCCTCTACCGCATCCTGGATACCGAGTTCACATACACTCCCAGCGTCTCCGGTTATGGCATCACTGCACCTAACCTTCTGAACGTCTGGCGGGTGCGATATGATTATCCTGGTCCCCAACGTGACTGGCCTCTTCTCGCTCCACAGGACTACCTCGTTGATGAGAACCCCAATGAGACTGACTTCCCCAGCGGAGTTCAGATTGTTCTACGCCAAGGTGGTTATCCTGGGCGTAAGGTTCGGGTCTCGTACAAGGCCTCATTTAATACCCTCTCTGCTCTAACTGACACGCTCGAAACCACTGCTGGACTTCATAACTCGGCACATGAGATCCCTGCTATGGGTGCTGCTCTCCGCTGCCTGTACGGTCGAGACATCAAGCGCTCATTCCTAAACCGTCAGCCTGAGCCTCGCCGGCAGGAAGAGGTACCACCTGGTGCAGCTAGCCAAGCGATGCGTCCTCTACTTCAAGCCTATTACGACGCTGTCGACCGTGAGATCCGTTACCTAGAGCGCAAGTACCAAACCCAGATGTAGGTGTCATGGGCTTCGACCTTCACTCCGATCTTCATACGCCATTCTACCTAGGCGGGGGTACGTCCTCGCTAACCCCGTTTATCGCCGATGCTGCTATCGGTGGTCATAGCTACATGATCGATTGGAAGTCAGAACTCCCTCTTGTTTTCCGTAGCGTTCCTCTGCTCCGTAACCAGGCTGACGATTCAGAGCTTCCCGGCGAGCACTCAATCAATCCTGAGGGTTGGTGGCGTCGTAGTGGTGAGTCTTGGCATTTCGGTGCTGGACAGGACCAGTTCGATCGCAAGGACTCCAATCCTTATCGCTTCCGTACCAGCCGAGGCATGGATGTTTGGACTAAGTGGCATCTATCCTTGCTTCCTGACACAGACGCTAAGGCTGTCTCAGCTGCAACCAATCAGAAGGTTATAGTCGCTGGTGCATATCTCTATTACACGGACGGTACAGTTCTTCGCCGCACCCAGGACATCACAGTAGATACCCCCACCTTTACTACTATCACTGGTACTCCTGGCACTGCTCCCACTGACATCACCACTGACGGATTTAATATCATCACCTGTCACGGTGCAGCTGGTATCTATAAGACCACTCGTGGAGCTGCCGCTGTAGGTGGTGCTGCTCACATCACAGGTACAGTAACAAAGCTTGGATTCGTCAAGAACCGCTTCCTTGCTGCCAACGCTAACAGTCTCTATGACATTACAGCTCTTACGGTAGGTGCAGGTGGTGCACTGCCGGCTGCGTTCTACACTCACCCCAACACTGACTTTACCTGGGTGGGGTTTGCTGAAGGTGACGCCGCTATCTATGCAGCTGGCTTCTCTGGTGACAAGTCGATCATCTATAGGACTGCTGTCAAACAGGACGGTACTGCTCTCGATAGTCCAGTGGTTGCTGGTCGCCTCCCCGAGGGTGAGATCGTCTCTTCGATCTACGGTTACCTAGGTCGTTTCATTGTCATCGGTACGAACCAAGGTTTCAGATTCGCTCTAACCAAGGATTCTGGCGACCTCAGTATTGGCAAGCTCGTTCCTACTACCCTTGCCGTACAATGCTTTGAAGGTCAGGGACCACACATCTGGTTTGGTTGGGGTAACTTCGATTCCACCCATACTGGCTTGGGCCGGATGTCGATTGAGTTCATCACTGATACCGAGCTGCTAGTTCCCGCCTACGCCTCAGATCTCATGGTATCAGGACAGACAGCTAACGTTTCTAGTGTAGTCACCTTCCAGAATCTCCGAGTCTTCACCGTTAACGGCATTGGCATGTGGGCACAGCACGCCACCAACCTCGTTGCAGATGGCTACCTAGACACAGGTGAGATCTCATACAATATGACTGAGAAGAAGATCGGCATTAGTATCGACGCTCAGCATATGGGTGAAGAGGGTATGCACGAAATCCTCATCTCAGCTGACGGTGGACCATTCGTATCTCTCGGTATTCACGAAGCTCACCTCTTCCCTAGAGATCTAGGAACATCCGAGGCAGCGTTCTTTGAGTTCCGCCACGTGCTGTACCGGGATGCTAGTGACGCTACTGCCGGTCTATCTATCCACTCTTGGCTGCTACTGGTTCAGCCGCTTTCCAACCCCACCGAGAACATCTACATGACTATTATCCTCGCACCTCAGGTAGAGGATAATGACGATGGATGGCTTACCTATGACACGCTAGAAGAAATGGACTTCCTTTCTGCTCTAGCTGTCACCAAGGAAGTCACCACATGTCAAGCGCTCGATCGCCTTTACTCTGTCGTCGTTGATGACTACGAGCTTCCAGTACAGCGTGTCCAGCGAGGCATCGAAGGTATGTCAGGTTTCAACGGTTCCATCTTGCTCAAGATGAAACGAGTCTCATAAGGATCATCATGGCTGTCAGAGAATACAAGGGTAACGCCGTTGCTACCACACTGGTAGCCGACATCACCAGCACCTCTCTCACCTTCCAAATCGCCTCTACTACAGGCTGGCCTACAGGTGGAGTCAACGGCAAGTTTTGGGTGGTGTTCAACCGTGGTCAGGCCACCGAGGAAGCGGTCCTATGTCTCTCTCGTTCAGGCTCCACGATCACTGTGGAGAGTACGAGCGACCGAGGTAAGGACGACACGTCTGCGGCCGGTCACTTCGGCGGAGAGTCAGTTGAGCACACTAGTTCGGCCGACGACTTCCGTGAGGCTAATGCCCATATCAACACCACAACTCGGGATGACCACACCCAGTACATGAAGACTGACGGTACTCGGCATGATCTTGCTGCACGTCATACCTTCGGTGTACTCGGCTGGACCCCAGGTACTCCTACTACTATTCTCCCCGATGATGCTGCCTCGCTCGGCACAGATGGTCACCCCGCCAGAGGTGACCATAAGCACGCCATTGCTACCGCTGCCGCAGTGGACATCGGTACTGCACTGTCTGAGGGTGCATCAACATCTTTTGCACGAGCTGACCATGGACATAAGATCGGTGCTGGCGCTATCAACGCTGCCAGCCTGTTCGGTGCAGGTGTA